AATGTGAGAATGATTCTCTATCATCTACATATGAATTTACATACAGATCATATTTGGTAGGAAGATAGTTTTCATTTGATGATGTGTCAAAAAATGAAGAAGTATTATTTCTTCTTAACATTACATTATAAAATCTATCAGTATTGAATACAGGTACGTCTTGGATTTGTATAGTCTTATCCAAAAATGTAAAGTAAACATCACCGTAATCAGATTTTATTGATTTTTTTAGATAGATTGACCAATCTGAATCTTTTTTTGCTAAATTTACAACATCATTTTGATTGTATTGTTTATTTAGTTTAAATGTAAATTGTAAAGACTTGGCAGAACCAGTATATGGTAATTGTACATATTCATTATTTGAACTATATTTGGTGAAGAAATATTTTTCATCATACAAATAACTTGATGCTTTAGAATTTTCAATCTTACTACCGCCAAATTCTCTGATACTTAAAATATTCAACGGAATGCCATAACAAGACATTAACAAGTTTATACATTCAGTTGTGCCTTTTGTTTTATAAATGTATGGAAGTGTATCAAGAACACGTTTCCATATCATTTCATTTTTATCTTTGGCAGAAATTGATTGAGAACCTGAATTTGCACTATTAAGATAATTTGTTACCAAACTCTTATTAGCAAAATCAGTGGAAGTATTCCAACCAAATGAATTTAATAGATAATAAATGATATCAGGCAAGTAACTGTCTCCTGAATTTGTATCCTTTGAATTTAAAATTGGGAATGACTTGATATATTGATAGATATTATCAAAATGATGACCAACCATTGACAAAAATACCAAATAATCATTGTTATTTTCATCCATTTTAATATATTCTGGTGTATTATTCACCAAACTGTCTCTATTGTTTATATCATACTCTTCCGCATCATAAACATAAGTATAATAATTGGAATTGGTATCAGATGTACTACCTGAAACTAAACTTTGACTTGTATACAAATAACATTCAAATCCATCAAATCCATTTTTAATTGATAAACTTTCCGCAGTATATGTGTTGTATTCAGTTGCATATGATGCACTTAAAATGGGTGTACTAGCGTTTGATGCGGATGTTATTGTTGACAAAGTGTTTTCCAATGAATCTAGTCTATTTAACTTATTCTTGAAAATTTTTATTCTTAATGCAGCAGATGAGAACAATACAAAGTTTGAAAAGTCAGAATAATCAACATCAAGTGTTGCCAATTTTTTATTGATATTAATTTCTGTCTGAGTACCTGCATTTAAGTCTGGATCTAGTGATGAAACGTTATCAATTGTATTTTGATTTGAATTTACAATTTTAATTGAAAAATTAGGACCAGAAATCTTATAATTTTTAGATACTGTTTCTTTTATTAGAATTACATTTTGTACAAATGGAGTAATACTAATATTTGATATCCAACACGTTGACTTTACACTATAATTAAATGACAACGGCGCATCTAACTTTATCAACAATGTTGTATGTGTATCATTTGATTCATTACTTGAATCATATGAGTGATCTATAAATCTGACAATTACACCATTACCAAAATTTATTCCATTTTTGTAATATGAATAAAATTTAGTGATGAAATTGTATTCTAGTTTTTTAATTTCAACTTGTACAAATTGTTCCCAAACAATTGTTGTGATTAAATTTATTGCGTCTGTAAGATCAACGTTGAAGAAATTAATAACGTTTAACTGGTTTACATATTCCTTTTGTACAATATACTTGAGTTGTACATATAAATCATCAAATGTAATTATGTTCTTTGAGTATGTGTATAACCAGTACTTTATAAAGTTCTTAACACCAAATAAATTCTTGAATGTAATTTTATTAAACAATTCAATTGTAGAAGAATCAACGCCGTTATAAACGTTATTTATAAAAGTTATTGCATCTTGATCACTCTTAAAACCAAATGATTTTTTAAATGTATTTACTGATTCTGGAGAAGTTTGTAATGTAGATTTGTATGTAAAATCACAGTTATAATTAAACAATTGTGAATTTAATGTATCAGTGATATCATTTACCAATACTAATTTTCTAATAAATGATTCATAGTACAAATTTTGATATAGCTCTTCATCTGTTTTTGGTACTTTATTGAAAGCAGGCACCAATTTTAATTCAGTTCTTGACGGAGAAATTTCAGAAATGATTAATGGAAATGATTGATTACCTGCAACGTTTCTTAGAAAATTGTAAGATGCAACGTGTTGACCGTCAAATATATTAGATGAAGAAAAATCAGATTGAATATCAATCAAAAAGTTATTTTTATAACTGATATAATCAGTCTTTGTTTTTCTGTATGAGTAATTTACTTTTTTATAATCAACGTCTGTATAACTTCCTACATCTGATATATAAATAATTTTTGGTTGTTTATACGTCCATCCATTTTGTACCCCACTTAAATTATAATAAGAAAATTCTACTACGTCTTTCTCTGATTTACCAAAGAAACTTTCACTTATGTTTGTGTTTACGTTATATACACTAACATCCGTCTCATTAAAATAATAAGCGGTGTTAACACTTGATGTAAAATTTGTTACTGTTGGATATGGAAAATTCATTGTGGTTCAAGTCTTGAAATTATATCATTTAATTTCTTGTTTGCGTCATCTCTTTCAGATTGTAACTTTTGTATAATATATTGAATTTCATCTGCATTTTCAGTTGTGATTGCTAGTTTATTAACTGCAGGATCATTATCTGTAGGTTGATTAAATATATCATTCATATTAATATCAATAACCGTATTAGACTGTACTGTAGGTATAAACTCTTGAAATGTAACTTGATTCAATTGTTCAATTTTTTTAGAATCATAAACAAAATCATTCAATGTAAAAGAAATATACTCAGAATTAAAACTAGGATTGTTGGCATCAATTGTAAAGTTTCCAAAAGAATCAACTTTATAATCATAGGTGCCATTGTTAACATAATCCTCAATTTCTTTTTGGTATGACATAATTATCTTGTTATTTTAAATATATTACCATTATCAAATATATCAGTTTGATTATTAAATGTTGTTTTAATTAAAATTCTATAAAATCTTTCAACAGGTAAACCAGTTGTGTCTATTTTAAAGTAATGAATATTACCGTCAGAACTTAGTTTTGTATTTTCATCAAAATCAACTACGATGTTTTCACTTTCATTATCTTTGATACAATAATAAGATGCAGATGGCAACAAACTTGAGCTCAAATAACTAATTTGTTGATATCCCTTTATAAAATTCTTCAATGGATATTTTTCTCTAGCAAATACATTAATTCTTGGAATGTTTCCAAACTTATATTCTTTTGATAGATTTTGTATTACAACTGTATATGGTATAATTCCAGTTAAAGGAACCATACTTCCTGTTGTGTACACACTATCATTCCAAGAAATATCAATATAAGGTTGATAAATTGTATTTGTTTCTTTACTAAAGAATTTAACTGTACTATCAACTCCATCTACTGTACTAGATTCTAATGAACTTACTAAAATTATACCTTCATTTGGTACACATCCACAAATCCATCCTTTAACAATACTAGTAATATCCATATTGATATCAGATGTTGTATAATCATATGATTGTGAACATATGAGTGAGCTTCCACTAAATGATGATGTACAAAATGATGAGGACTTATATTGATAAGTTGATGGAACCGAATTATACCATGTACCACCTTGACTTATAGATGCAGATGTACCTGTTGTGATTGTTGATCCACTAACATACCAAAAAGATCCGCTACCATTTGCATAATTAGTATAATTCCAACTTGTGCCAACTAAATCACCTCCTGTAGAATATCTACCAATTCCCATATTCCAACTTTGACTGATAGGATATCCGTAAACTGTATAATTAACAGGTAATTCACTGGCTTGGGTGGTTTTTAGTTTTAATTTAAACGTAACATCACTGGTTATTGAACCATTTGAGAGGGATTTAGAAATTTCAGTAACATCAAATTTAATTAAAATTCTACTATAATCCGCAGATTGACTAATTGAAGATGATGAATATTGTACTATAGTAGTAGTTGTTGTTGGATGTGCCTTTAACTCCAAAATTTCATCAATACCAAAGTTTTTGTCGGCGTATCCAACTTCATTGGTTATGTATGTATCTTTTTGTGGATATAAAAATGTATGCATATTATACTACGTTTCCTTTGATATCTATGTCAGGGTATTTGACTTCAAAAACGCATGGATCTAATGATGGATATATTATTTTGTTTTTTGTTGCGGATAAAATATCATATTCATGTGGTGAATAGTTACCATCTTTAGCAGTTAAGTTTACAATTTCAACATTTGTTAAAGATTGTACACCTTCTACTCTTGCAATTTCTAGTTCCAATTGACTCAAATTGATTGGTTGTGAAAAACTCCATTTGTCAATGTTAAAAAAGTCTTTTACTTTAGTAATACAATTATTTAACACTTCTTTTTTGTTATAATTGTTGTATGTTAAAATTTTAAAATTTACACCAATATTAATAATATATCCGTCAATAATATTCACACCGTCAGTTAAAAGTCTATACTTTTTCAAATACTCTTTTATGTTATAAAATAAAGCTTCATTAATTTGTGTTAGATTTTTATTTTCATTATATCCAAGCACATACAAATTAACTGAAAATGGATTGGTTACATCATAATTGATTTTTCTAAAATAGTTATCTACTGAATTATTTGTGTCGGTAGTATTGTTATTATAATCAACAAATCCAGATACATCATTTTTTAGATTCAACACCAAATCTGTATCAGATGTTATATAAGCTTTAGCAACTGATCCGTATTTTGGTGGCATTGCGTAAGTTCTAATCAAATAATCATCTTTAGTCACAGATCTATTTTGAGAAGTGAAATTCAAAACAGCATTTTGCTTAATTTGATCTACAGATTCTTCATCTGCACCACCTACTGCGGCACTATAATTATTTACTCTTAAAGTTTGTTGTACTGTATTAAATAATGTTTGTTCTTCTGGATTTAAAGAAGTTGCATCATTCAATAGTTCATATGAACTGAGTCTGGTAATTTCATTTGCGTTACAATTTGAAAGTGATCCGCCACCAATTATATAATTGATAGTTAACACTGTATTTGCTGGAGCTGCACCAAATGTATTTGTTTTTAAAAAATTACTTCCGTCCAAAGAAATGTCTGTATTTCTTATATTTGACAGTCCAATACCAACAATAGATGCATTTGGATATACTATTTCATCTGAATAATTGTCTAAACCAGGACCAAATTCCAAGTAAGTTGTATTGTCCGCAGTAACACTAGTTATATACTTTCTTGAAGTCTTCAATGATTTTATAATTTTTGAAACTTCTGATTTGTAAATATAGAAGTTTTCATCTGTAACTTGTGAGTTGTCTACATCAGTAAAAATTACATCTTGTGCCAAATAGTCAGCTTCATACCATTTATTGTTATCTTCATCCACAACTGAAATTATGTTGACTACATTTTTTTCTTCTAACGCAATTTTATAATATGGAGTAGCTGTGCCAACGGTGAAATTTTTAGTAACAATTTTACCAGCAAAAGCTTTAGCAGTTTTTCTCAACAAGAAAAATTGTGGTACTCCTAATGAGTCTCTTGAATATACACTTACTTCTCTTGGAGAAAATCTAGTGTCAACTGAAAAATCAACTGGTTCACTTATAATAAAATTTTGATCAGAGTTATTTAACAACTCCATATTTTCTTTAATTGACAAACAGTATTTTTCATCGGGTACATAATTTCCATCAGAATCAACCTTTGATGGTATCAATTGAAACAGTTCAATCTCAGTTATAGATGATTTAGTTGGAGTGGTCTTGTATCCAAGATATTTAGCCAACGCAAGTACATTTTTACGTTCTTCTGAGTATGGCATCAACGATTCTTTGAACTGATAATCAATGTAATATGATAATACATCACCTACATATGCAGCTTGTTCAATAAACATTGTGCCTGGAGAACTTTCACTAAAATCTTTGTAAGTTTTAGGAAAATAGTTCTTTGAAAACTCAATCAAACCAGCTTTAAATGACGCAAAATCTCTGTTAAGATATTTAATATCTTTATTAAGAGGTTGAAATGATTTTGGTAGTGTTTCTGCCATATTATTATAAATTGCTTGTTACAGTTAAGCCAAGTACATCAGTTTGATTGTTTACCGTAAATTGTATTTTTAGGTTTATTATATAATTATCAGTGTTCTTGTTTTTTTGAGCGGTTGTAATGTCTAAAAATACAGTATTTACAATTACATTTGGAAACCAATAATTTATATCTTCTTTGATAACATTCTTTAAAATCTCATCAAACCCTTCAATGTTTTGGTCAAACAAATATTGATACAATTTTGTACCAAATTGAGGGTTAAATCTTCTTTCACCAGGTCTGGTGCTAAGAAAATTAGTTATATTGGCCTTAATTTGAGTAAGAGTGTCATATGACTGCTCAAAATATCCATTTATGCCAGATCTTAAAGGTAATGTTAAACCAATTGGATTCATATTATGACATTGATACTAGACCACCACCAATTCCTGCTGACTTTTTCTTATCAACTGCTTTCATTAATTTTCTAAAGTCTCTATTAATGACATTAAGTACTTTGGATTGTTCTTCATTAACTGGTGTGATTTGTTGTGGCATTTGTACTGATTCATTAATATTAATACCACTAGAAGCTTCACTTTGTAATGCGCCCATGAGTCCCACATAAGCACCTTCTCTTGGAACTCCACCTACAGTTTCATTCAAGACAGCATTTAAAGCATCATTATTTGTGTATTTTTTAAATGTTTTCTTTGCTGGTTGTACAGTTTCAGATGGTTTTTGTGAAACTTTTGGTTTTTCAAAGTTTTCACTGACCGTTGGTTTACTTTGACCAGTTAATATTTCACTCAAAATATTAGGAATAAGAGTTGGAAGAGACTTTTGAAGTTCTTCCTTTACTACTGATCTGATTATCTCTTTTAATTCTTGTGTTTTCATACTTGTTGATATTATATAATTATATTTTACTACATACCAAAATGTTTTATTTATTTACCAAAATTAACTTGGTTTTATCATGGATGCTTGTACTGAAAGTGGTGTACCAGGCACAATAGGTACAATTTTAAGTTTAGGTACCGCTGGAAATGCTGGTGGTTTGATGATAGATGACATTGGAGGTACGTTTGGTACTGGAATCTTTGGTATTGACGGAATACTAGGTGTAGTAGGTAAATTTGACATACTTGGTAGTGTTGGTATAGGTGGTATAGAGGGAATTGAAGGAACTGACGGTACTGCAGGAGGAGAAGGCAGTGAAAAATTTGGCACTGATGGAACAGTCGGAACTGATGGTAATGATGTTGGTATGTTTGTTTTTAAATTTTTATATGTTGACGTTTCTGTAAATGTCTTTTTATAGTCAAGTCCAGATACTCTTTTTAAAGGTAACTTTGGTGCGGTTGGAAGTGGAGGAATACTTGGCAAACTAGGAGTTGGCAAAGAACCTAATGGATTTTGTAAGTTTAATGATGGTGGTGTAGGTAAAGTGTACATAAATTAACTCCAAGTTGATGGATTTGGACCTCTTGTTTTTCCGTTATAACCTCCTGGAACACCACTTCCGTTAAATACATTAATATCAGTTGGTGGAGTTCCTCCTTCAATAGAACCACCATTTCTTCCTGGGGCATAACCGCCTCCAGTTAAAAATACTCTTTTACTTAAAATTTTATCAAGACTATCTCTCCAAGCTTTCAACTTTTCTTGTGGAGTTGCAATTTGATTGGTTAATTGTGTTGGATAATCTGCTGGTTGACCTGATTGTTCAGTTGGTGTATTTGTTGTGGATGTGACATGTTCATGATATTGCCAATGAACGTGATCTAATATTAAATCTGCAAGGTCATACAGAAAGTCAACAGTTGTTTGACCCAACAAAGCGGGTTCATTTGTTTGATCATATTGACCTAGATATATTGCCGGACTGTTAATCACTGTTTTTGTGTTTGTGGTCATTACTATCTGACCATGAGAGTCTACTGTATATTCATTGTCTGTTACAATTCCATATCTCTTTTTGGAATAATGTATAGTTTCTCCATTTCTACTACTTACAATTATTCTATCACTATTAATTACAATTTGATCTCCGGTAAGTATTGGCGGTCTAAATTTAGTACAACCTGGGGGAGAAAATGCTGCTACTTCTTCTTTTGAAACTGAAGGATCTTGAAATATTTTCTTTTGACATGTTGATTTAAAACTAGATTCAGTTAATCCTGAAGTTATATGGATAGATGTACCGTCTTGATTAATATCTTCTGATACATATCCACCTGCATTTTTTTCTGAAACATCAGGTGTAGGTTTTGAAATGTTCTTTTGTCTGTTTCTAATCAAAATCATTGGATTGCCAAATCCTGCTAATTTATTACTTACTGGATTTGTATCACCATCTTTGTTGTAATAATCAGTATATTTTGGATCACTTATATCGTTGTCTCTTATATTATCATAAGCAGAAAATCTAATAGATTGTCCATGTCTACTTTCAATTACAGTATCACCTTCAAATCTTTTTACTGAACGTATTTTTCCGTTTGATTTAAAATATCTACCCAATACAGTTACGTTACTTGTATTCTTGTATTGTTTGGCAGTTAAATATGAAACTGGTCCTTTGTATAAAACATCAGGATCAGTTGGATTGTTTTTTATTTCTCTGTTTCCTTTGTTTGATCCAACACGTTGTTCATATGTAGGATCAGCATTATTGTTTGAAAATCCATTTAAATTTATTTTTCTAGTATAATAAAATTTACCCAGATAATTTACTATAGCTACAACTTCATTTACAAGTGGATATTCAGTTATGCCTGTATTTTCCAATGGAAATGCCCATGGTAGTTTTTCTTTTTCAACTGTTTTATGTGTACTAAATGGTCTTACCAAAATTCTTCCTATCCACGTATAATCTTTATCTATTTGATCCGCTGGTTTATCATTTGCAGCATCAGGCCATTCAGTTGGATTGATGTTAATTTTTGTTTTAAAAATTGGATGTGAATCATCAAGGATCACATCCAATACAACCGCAGGTTCAAACTGTAAAGTTGAATTTAAAATACTATCTCTATTCTCTTCAACTCTTACTGGTGCTATTACTGAATTATATGTGGAATATCCTGGCATATTATTTCTTAGCGTTTATTTCAATTGGGGTATTTATTTCTTTTGTAATTTTTTCCACTTCACCCATCAATTGTTTACGTTCATCTTCACTAAGTAACATTCCCATATTACCGTCTTCACCTTGACTTTGACTACTAATAATACGTTGTACTACTGCAGCTAATTTGACAAGTTGTTCATCATTTCTGACTGAAACATCCAAATAATCCTTAATTAGTGGTACAACTACTATTGCATCATTAGCGGTTTTAATCATACTTCGAAGATCAGACACCAAAATATCAATTTGGTCTTTCT